AACGACATACCATTACTGCCAACTTCGAAAGTTTCTTCTCCGCTGTCAACTATAACGACAGGCGTATAGTCGTCATATAAATTTTCCATTTCCTGACGAAATATTTCATTTGCCAATCGCATATCATCTCTCTCAGTAAAATCAGAAAATCTCGGTTGGGTAGTAAGCCATGCAAATATTACCAATGACATCACCAAGTCATCATGGAAACCGTCTTCGGCTGCCCATGAAACACCTTTTTCGGAAAATGTCCTCAGTTCCATTATCGTGCCTTTATGGTAAAGCACTAATTTTTCTTTTTCGATTAAATCCTTGAGAGTAGAACAACCTATGGCTTTTGACCGTTTAGTTTGCTTCATCCCGAGGTCGTTATACGAGTCACATATGATGTTTTCGTATTCCAGTTCGGAATACAACGACTTAGCTATCGATACACCCGTTGCATTCAGCTCAATATAGATGTATGGCTGATAATACATATTTAAGTACTTGAGCAACACATCAGGGAGTATCAGGTGTGATGTGGTGTTGCTGTGATATACTGCGACCTGTTCGTATGGGAATTCTGTTATGTCGTATATGTGCATAGCATGATAATCTTGCCCACGACCTTCGGCAGAGTCAAGTGTTGCGATATATTTATGACCTTCAATTGGTTCCTTAAACATCGTGAAATTGTCTGATGCAGGAACTTCTTTCCACGTCATTTTTGACAGTTTGAACCCGTTGATCAACGTTCCAGATGTTCCCTGGAAAGCAGTATTATGCTCCTGTTGAAATGCTTCAAGGCTAGAACCGGCGATTGTCTTGGCTGACCAAGAATATCCGTCGTCAAAATATGAATCGCTACCATCTGTTTTAGAACCATCCGAATACATGCGCTCTTTTACGGACGACCATGTTGCGGTATACGGAACAAAACCAGATTTGCTTCCACTTCCATCCGAATTAGGGGTAATTGCAGCAGTCCAGATATCGTACCAATGGTTAAGTCCATTCGGTGTTGTTGTCATCAAAATCTTCGAATGACGACCTGATGATATAACTGGCTGGATTGCTAACCATGCATCATTGAAGTTGGGAATAAAAGCAACTTCGTCGATGTAAATCAACGCAAACGAGTTACCCCGCACAGCATCAGGGGAACTGGAAAATGCACCAATCGCACAACCATTTCCAAGAGTGATAGACCCTTTATTCCATTCGACTATGCCAGGCTGCAGAAAATCTGGCAATAGCTCCAATGCCTGCTTTGTTCTATGAAGAACTTCCGCTGACATAGATGCTTTATGCGCAAGGATACCAACGTTTTTAGCCGAATTGAAGCAAACAAAATGTGCTAAGAAAATAGCTACTACTGTCGTTTTTCCGAGCTGACGAGACAGATTTGCTGCCATCAGGCGATTGCCCGCCATTATTCTGAGCATATCTTTTTGGTAGTCACGCAGTTGGACCCGGATAATGCCATAGTCAATATGCTCGATGCAGCAATAGTTTTCGGCGAAATAAACGATATCTTCTTTGCATCTCTTTCGCTCGGCTAACATCTCCTTTGTCCATTTTATTTTAATGTTAGCACGCTTTAGATTGGGCAGACCATTATATCTAGAACGCTTGTTTGTTTTATCTTTAAACGTTCTAAACATTGACGGGTCGTCTGCTTGGATTTTTACCCTCTTTACTCCCTGTGATTTCAGATATCTATCAAATGTCGAGGGATACCACTTATCATCGTGATTTGATAAAATCCATTCCCCATCTTCGCGCGTTTCTCTCTTTAACGTAGATGGATGGGGCATTTGTAATGGGTGATCACTTTCGAAAATATTCATACTTCATCACCCAATTCCAGTTCAAGCAATTCGTCAGGAGAACCTTCGAATTCTATAATTTCTCCGCTTTCATCATTTTGAACTTTGCCAGGTATAGATGGTTCTGACGATGTTAGTTCTTTCATTTCTTTATGCATTCTGATGATTTCTTTATTGGTTGAAGTCATTTGACCCATTAACTGAGAAAATACTTCAACCATTCGTGGACTATCGGCATTTTTGGCATTTTCCAATGCAATCTTTGCCATGTCCATCATCATTTGAGTTTGAAAATGCATGTTGCGTCTAACAAGCGTATAGTCATCATCCTGGTCAATTTTTCTATTGTTTGGATTTGATGTCGGTTCTTGTAAGACCAACGGGGCGTATACCTGCACGTCTTCCCCGTTGAGTCCTTCGATACCAGACAAATCCTTGAGACTAGTGAAGTCTAAAAGATCATTCATAGAGTATTTCCTATTGTGGTCGAGGCGGTGTATTCTGATCGGTATTGTTTGTCCATACTTCCATCGAACTCCCGTCCCAATCTTGAGCTGGCACTGTTTTTGGAACAACTTGGTGATCAACTGATTCAAAATGAGTATCTTTGTTTATTTCTCTTTCATTGCCAAAGAAATCAAGATAAATCGTTCTAATTTCACCTGCAATATTTTTGGTGTTTGGATATAACCAACCAGTGAAACTAAACATGATTGACCATTCAATACGGCGTCGTTGTTCGCCAGGGCCATCTAGCTGCTCATCAGGCGTTATGGATGTGATAGTTATATTGATATCCCGCCCTTTAATAATTATTTCGTTGTCATACAACTCAGTTATTGTGCATGAAAAATGTGGTTGAAAGTATGGTAAAATTTGTTCAACTATTTGAAATGCATCATCTTCATGCCGGGTCCATATTCCTAGTTCAAACATGAATGTGTATGGCACAGGGTTAAATTGCGCCAACGCTTTCCCATTGGGTTTATTTATCCATTTATTTTGAGTATTTCCAGTTTTTACCATTGAGTTATATTGCATATCGATCAAATGCAACTTCATTCTAGGAAGAATTGCTTCGACTTTTGCAATGTTGAATTCGGAAGTTGGCATCGTAATATCATCAATAGACATTACAAATTTTTCTTTACTTGCGTAGGTGATAGGAACATCTTGAAAATAATGCTGGCCATCTCGAAAACGAGAAACTTGAATATGACCAAAAAGTTCCATTAGCATCAATACATATCGGCGTATTGAGCTGTTATAAAAATGATTGCCAAACATTACTGTCCCTCATGCCGCCCAAATGGACTATTAAAGCTGTTCACTGGGTTTGTACCAATTGGATCAAATGGCTCTACAAATGGTCTAGCTTCATTTTGCGCTTGAACATTCTCACCAAACTGATCGATTTTTTGATCAATAAAACCATCTAAATTCAATATTGGCTCCAGGTCTAAACCGTTATATGGATCTTCAATTTCAGGTTTTTCCTGGAACTGAGGAGTCAATTTTTCACCAGAGTATATGAATTTCTGGGCAACAATTACTCTGATTGGATTTTTTCCCATCTGATAAAACGGTGTGTAAGGTTCTACCCATGTTATCTCAAACAGGCTGTTATCCATTGGCAAATAAATCAGATCACCTAGTTTAGGTTCTTTTCCATTTACTTGATGCTTGAAAAGGCCTGGGTTGATAGAAATTCTGACTTCGTCATTTTGTTGATGGCCAAATTTAGAAAAGAAACTCTGTTGTCCCTCATATGACTCGAAGCTATTGAGCCATGCCGCAAATTTCCATGCTTTTTCAAATCTGCTATTTGGGTCTTCTCCAAATACAAGGTCCAAATTTGTATATTCTCTTTCGAGATAATAAAATTCCAAGCCTCTCATTTGAATAGATTCTGCAACTAGAGTGTCGTGGAGGGCCTGAGAGCCCTCATACCGATTGAATTTGACATACGGGTTAAGAATATTTTGCTCATTTGTTTGTTGATATCCGCTTCTATTTTCTAAAGTAGCGAATAGTGACTTATCCATCATAATTTACCCCATGATAATAGGAGGAGGCCCATCCAGCAATTCGAGTTCTTGTCTAAGCTTATCGATATCTATTCTAGCTTCTTCAATCAGGCGTATTCCGTCAATTGTTACACCACCTGGAAGCTGCATACCTTGATGTTTCGCTAAAACTTGGCCGTTTAGTTCTTTCACGAAAGCTGTTGCCATGTCTTTTACCCAGCGATTATTGTATGAATTATCTTTTGTCATACCGTTGGGTTGGCCTGCATAAATTTGACCATGTGACATATTAGGATTTGCGTATTTTTGCGCCACCGACGGCACGCTATCGTCATCTGACATGGCAAACCCATATCCAGCCGAAGTTCCTGAAAGCATTGAGTCAACATTCGCATACGATTTGCAGTAAACCTCAAATACCAGCAAATCTCCTTTTTGCAATTTGCCAGCAACTCTCATCATTTCGGTAGTACTGTTGAAAAAGAAATCAGGCAAAGGAGAAAGCATGTCTCCCATCATGTCTCGATATGACATCAATTGAGTGAAATATCCGAGATCTGCGCCAAAAGCATTAGGCCCATACCATCGGCATTGGCCGCCAATTGAAGCTCCAGTCATACCCATAACAAAATCAGTAAACCACGGATAAACAGCCGTGCCGTCCATGGTTATAATTGACCCAATATTGGTTCGAATTACCTGAGTAACTGCAAAAACATTGCCACCTGCAAAACTAATTACACCAGTTTTAGCTTGTTCTTCGGTTAATACTACTGTTGCATATGTTTTGTGAAATCCATCATAGTGATATTCACCGTACAATTCAAGAGCTCTAGATATGCAATCAAATACTTGTTGCTCTGTTACTTCGACGTGCACGATAGGTGCACCTAGACGTCTAAGTATAGCGTCCTTTAATTCTAACGGGTTATTAGTGGTATATGACATAAGTGTCTCCTTTATGATATTTAAGCAAATTATGGCGGAGCCTTTCGAGCTAGCTCGAAAATTTTATCCTTTTAGTTATAATATCTATTAAGCCATAAAGGACAAGTTTTATTTACAATAAAGGCTCCCGAAGGAGCCTTGAGATTATGCTGGGACAATAACAGCAGACATTTTGCCGATAGTTATCGATTTAGCTGAACTTGGGTCAAGTGCTTTAACATAAATCGCGATAGTATCATCCAAAATCACATTGTACAGCCAGTTACGCGCGTAGAGTCTACCGTTTGATCTCAGGGTAAATTCTTGCAAATTGGTGTATGATGTAATTCCGCCGCTTGTATGAGCTATTGAGATTTCCAGATCATCTGTTTCTAACAAACCAGATGTTTCAATTTCGATGCTTGCATTAACTAAACCACCATCGGTGAATTTGATTTGTC